GCTTGTCAATACCTTGGTGTTATTTTTTATCGAATCGATACTTTTTAAAGTTTGGCTAATAGGTGTATAACTGGAGCTAATGATAGAATGAATTGAGATAAAATTGCTTGTTGAGACTGAATCTCATAATTGAGACAAAGTTGAGAATCGAACGGAAAATAAGAAAAGCAAATGTACAAAGACGCATCAACGCATCATGATAAGATGATACGAACAACCAAGCTTTGATCGATCAACAACTGACGCAATCTGCCCTGTTTATCTGTTGATTTGCGAAAATATATAACAGATTTAGCTCCAGACTAGCCAATTTGTTTCATAAGTCATTGATTACCAAGGCGAGTTCGTACAATATTGATTATGTCTAATTAGTATAACATCCCCTCCCCTATAAGAATCTTGCGGGTACATGCGGGGGTAATTAACGCGCGCGTATATAGCGTAAGGCTTTCACATTTTTCTACCGAAACCTTTCGACTTAAGCTTTGTGTGTGCTGTATATTACGGCTATATGACCGTCGTCTTTACAGACTGTGACCCGATCCCTATAACAGAGCCGAGCTTCCCGTTATACGAGTGGGAGTGTATCTTCTTTATTTAGAGAGTCGCTGTTATCGCTTGATATAAGATGCTTTATACCGTCTGATATGGCGATATTGATGTAATCTTCATCGGATGCTACCTCTTTGCCCCATTTAACAAGCATATCGTGTGTTTCATCTTCCATCTCCAGACCAAGCTTCACGTGCATCTCTTCTTCTTCAGAGACAATCTTAATGATTGGTAAGGTTGGATCTACTTCGCTAGAAGGTAATGTTGTTATTGTCGTCTTCGGTGTCTTCTTCATCGGCTAAATCTGGGTTAAATATAACATCATCTGTTTCCGTCAATACTGACAGCTTACAGAAGTCTAAGCATCCAGCTATAGTGTAATCGTTAAGATCGTATTCGCTCTTGAACCTATATACCAGCTTTGCCAGTTCGTACTGTAGCGTGTCCGTTTGTTCGTTGATGTCCATGATGTTGTAACTATAGCATAAGGTGAGACGTTTTCATAGGTAAATCGACGACCAAGCTGTACATCTGTTATTTACTACATCTTTAACTTTTATGCTTTACACGTTCCCTTCGGCTGCTAGATTGTATAATAATGAGATTTAGATAGTCGTTATAGACGTACGTTTAAGAGGTCTCATACCGATAGGTATATAGATAACAAGATAAGCAATACCTACTAAGAGGTTACATTAGCTGACGCTTACTTTAGCTCGTTATTCCATAAGAACCTTAAAGATACAGCAGCTTCCATCATATCAATACATCAGTTGTTTAGTTAGCTCATACATTCGTTCTTTCGCTAACATCTCTAAACGGTCAGATTGATAACGTGATCTTTAAATAAGTCTTTTAAGGATAGGTGTGTTTATAAATAAACCATGTAAATTTAAAGTCTAACTTTAGGATTACAAGGTATAGCTATAGTAGTACTTATGTATTTAAACTAAATAGAGAAACACCTTATATATAACAGTTAAGAGGTTTGTTATACCCAAGTTAAAGAGGCTTTGTTATTACGCTTATAGAAGCTATCCGTGAAGTCTTGTAGTTCTTTATGAAGAAGTTCTTGTTGTCTATCAACCATCGATTGGTCAGCGTTAGCAGCCATCTGTTGTACCCAATAACCAACAGCGATTGATAAGGCGTCAAGACGGTCATCATGTACCAGTGATCCTTTATCTCTTGTTATCCTAGATAGCTGATACATTAACATATATCTAGTTTGTTGTTCTATAGGGTAGCTAAGAGCTGACTTGTAATCGTACGTTATAACCTTTGGGTCTATAACAAGTCTATGAGAGTTAAGTACAGGTTCTAAGGTATCAACGATACGTAGTTCCTTTTGTTTGTTATGTCTAACTTCTTCTATGGTTACAGGATAAGTGGTACGAAACAACGGTTTAATCAACTCCATAAACATACCGTCTCCAAAGTTAGACTCTATAACAACGATATTAACTTTGTTATCCTTTGCTATAGCTACCAGTTGTTTAAGGGTCCCTTCTGAGTACCCACCTTTTATACCACCAGCATCAGGTACGTACAGTTGTCCGTTAAGCATCTTTACTACAGCGTACCCTGTCTCGTCCTTACCACGTCCACTGGGATCAATAGATAACACAGAGCCGCTGTACGGTATCATATCTCCTACAGTGGAAGAAGGACGCCTAAATCGATCCCCCGCCAATCCGACATTTGGTAGCTCACGATCCGTATTATCCGGGTCACTGGACCACACAATCTTCTCAGGAGCTAAGTCTACATCTACATCCGATATAATCAGATCGTTAATCTTTAGTGGGTATCGATCAGCATCGCTTAGCTTAGGATTCAACATGAACTGTAAGGCGTACCCAGTACGACCGTAGCTCATCTTACGTTCTTCAAGGTCTAAGTCAGTGAACCGTAAGGGTTCTGTAGAAGTACCTACTGTATCAGAAGCTATGTTATCCGCTATAAGGGGTGCTAAATCGCCTCCGTAGTTGTTGGTAGCCTCTGTATCGTCTGGATACTCTGAAGGCCATATACGGCTCTTGTAGCCCCTCTCTCGCAGTTTGTTGTATATACTGTCTTCACATTGAGGAGTACCAAGAAAGATGATACGGGAGGAGTCGAGTGGTTTAATGATAGCGTCAAACTCTTTTACTTGTTCATCCAGCTTATCCCTCATTCCTTGAGTAGCACTGTTATTAGCTACCTCTACGTCGTCAGCTACGATGATGTCTGCACGGGAACCTGTGAGCTGTGACGATATACCAAGGGACTTAACAGAGGGTGCGTGAGACGCTCCACTCGGTCCTACATCGAAAGCAATCTTACTGAATCGTTGGTTCTCTGACGGTTTTAATCCTTGCAGTATAGGAATCTCTTGGATGATACGAAGGGTAAAGGTAGAGAAGTCATCCGATCTATTCTTAGATGCAGATACAACAAGTATGTTCTTAGCTGGGTCAAGCAGTAGCTGATGTACTACAAAGGCTGATGTTATCCAACTCTTACCTACACCCCGGAACGCCATGATAACAGACCGCTTAGGTCCGTGTTGCAAGTACTCCGCTATATCGTATTGAAGCGGGGTAGGATCAGGGAGGTTAAGGTGTTTCCAGACTAGGTATAGAAAGTTTCTAAAGTCCCGTAGCTTGGGCGGTATCTCGATGTTCTTCTTCTTCAAATGGTAACGCTTTTAATTGATGATCTAATGCTTCTAAAGGCGTACCTACACCGCTGTCCATCAATACGTTGTTATCTTTCAGGAACTGTCTAGCTCCATTGAGTAGGGCAGCGTTATACTCCCCCGTATCTTCCATCATATCTATGCTGTGACTGTACGCACCTGCTATCTTATCGTGCAGTTTACTTCCCTCTTTATGACTTAGCATGATGTTATACTACTATTGGTTGTTATCTTTGTAAACAAAAAGAGGCGGCTCCGAAGAACCGCCCCTTAATGATGGATGAGCTATAAACTATTAAGCAGTTAATGCTGTTTCAAACTCAGATACTGAACCAAGTTCAACTCCGTTGTGATACAAGTTAGCATCGAAGTCTGCAAGAGCGGCCGATCCGTCTGTTGACGAAATATCGGTGGAAGCAGCAGTTGCTGAAGTTGTGTAGACGGCAAATTTATCTTCGCCTTCATCCCACACCAGAGCAACATTGCTTTCGGAAGAACCACGCTCAACGATGAAACCACCGTCATTCGAAGCATTTGTTCCGGAAGCTGCACCTTTAGAAAGGTTCATGATGCTGTCAGTAACATCGATGTTGGTGGTGTTAACCGAAGTGGTCGTACCATTAACAGTCAAGTTACCAGAGAACGTAGCATTGGCAGCAGAGATGTTACCGCTGAAAGAAGCGGAGTTACCGTCGGCAGCTAAGGAACCAGCTTGAGTTTGCAGAGCAGAGATGTCGCTGTCGTTGCTGCTGATAGCAGAAGTGTTAGCGGATACATCGGACTGCAAAGAAGAGATGTCACTATCATTCGAAGAAACGTTCGACTGAAGAGTGGAGATGTCAGACTGAGCAGTAGAAACGTCAGATTGAAGGGAGCTGATGTCCGAGTCATTGCTGCTTACGTTAGATTGTAAGGTAGAAATGTCGGAGTCGTTAGAAGCAACAGCGTCAGCAACAGTCTTTAACTGAGCATCAAGAGCGTTATCAGCAGCTTGAAGGGTCGTTACCGAACTGATGTAGTTGGCAGAACCGTTAGCTGTGTAAGCACCGTTAGCACCTAAACCAGCACCAGCTTGAGTAGCGTCAAGTTCAGTTTGAAGAGCTGAAGTGTCAGATGCAGTATCGACATATGCTTTGGTAGCGGCGTGAAGGTCGGCAGTGGGAGCACCTGAAAGGGTCAAAGCCCCAGTCATTGTTCCACCTGCGAGGGCAAGCTTCTTATCAAGCTCTACTTTTGTTTTTTGACCCAATTGGGTAAGCAAACTAGACATAATATATAATCCTTTGTTGTGGGTTAGTTGTGTTTAGAAAGAGTATAAGGACAGCTAATAACTGTCAAGGCTGAGGCTCAAATAACAATGCTTCGCCTAGCTCAGTCGTTAAAGTATCCCCAGCTTCAGACGTAAGAAAGTTTCCGATAGCATCTCCAAGACTACTAATTAACCAATCAGTTCCGTTATCTATTGCCATACAAGGACTTCCGTTATCACCGTCACTGACGAATATAACAGTCCCGCTTGTACCAGCAGCTGGTAAGTTAGATGTACTGTAAGAAGCTACTTGAAGCGTACCGCCAAGAACTAAGTTCCCAGTAATCGTGCCTCCTGACGTGCTTAATTTAGTATCAAGCTGGGTCTTTACCTTAGCTCCTAACTGTGCAAATAATGTACTCATTTCTCTACGGTGTGCTTAAACCCTCCAAGAAGTCGTCGTAATCGCCAACCTCCTCTTCACGTGCATCTAAGAAGTAAGGCAAGTCGTTCCAAGCAGTCGTCCCGTCACCTATCTTAATTCTGTTACGAGCAGAGTCGATCTCGATACCTACTTCCCCCTCTAAAAGAACAGGGTTGGCGGATGCCCAGTTACTGGCGGAATCGTTTCTAAGTTGTATTCTTTTACTAAATGTAGCCATTTGTTATGCTCCTCCTCCGTTATAAACATCTAAGTTATCACTAGCAGTTGCTCCTAAAGCGTCAATCTGTGGGTCACTCAATGCAGCGTTACCACCCACTAATCCGATGATGTCAGGGTCAGCTGTAATGGAATCTGTCACTGCTTTAGCAGCCGTTGCCGTAGTTACCGCTTCCGTCGCACTTCCCGAAGCCACAGCACCAAGTGTATTGTATTGAGCGATTAATGGACTCGGTCTAACAACACGAGGTCTTCTGTACGGTCTAGCCATGTTAAGCTACTGATTTAGCTCCTCTGCACTTCCATTTCTTTCGGCTGAGGCTATTAGGACTATTAGGATCATTCCTCCAGTTTCCTTTTATCTTTAAAGACCTCGCACAATAAGCATCGCCTTTAGCTGTTCCGGGTCTAATTCTATCACCACCACCTTTAGCTTTACCAGCTTGACCGTAACCTATGCGACGCTTTCTTCCAGTCTTGGGATTAGTGACAACTTTAACAAAGCGTTTGCCTTTGGGTTTCTTTATACTGACACCCTTACGCTTCATTACTTCTTCGGGAACCCACGCTTCATATTAGCGTAAGCTTCATCAGATATAGTAGATTTACTTTTACTTCTACTGATACCTAAAGCTTTACGTTTTCGCATGTTCTCATAAAGCCCGGGTCTTTTACTTTTTCTTTTCATCTCTGTACTAATACCTCCATCATACGATCTAATTTATTGTGAACTTCTTTAAGTGCTTCTTCTACCTTTGCGATCCGTGCTTCAACAGCTCTATCTCTTTCCCGTTGTGCAGCTAACTCCACCTCTATCTTAGTCATTCTTTTCTCACCGATGTCTAAGCGTTCTAGTAAACGTTTAATAATCCACCCGATAACGCCAAGAGCTATAGCTAAACCAGTGTTAAGAAAACTAGAGAGGGAGTCGATCATCGCTATGTAGCTGATATAGTTGTTCCTAATGCTACTCTCTTAAAAGAAGAACCATCGTGTACGGCTAAACAAGGAGAACCGCTATCTCCATCTGATACATAAGCTATCATACCGTCTTCAGTAGTAAAACCCGTTTCAGTAGCTTGCAATTCGGCAACCGTAATCGGGTAAATTCTAGCAACACCACCCGGACTAGTAGACCCTTTAGGTAAAAGTTGTAAAATAGTTACTCTAGGAGTGCCAGCATCTTTAATAGAACCTATACTAAAAGCACCATCAGAACTACTTAAATTATATATACCATTATCAGTACCTGTAGTAGATGTATCATTTAATTGTACAACTGCCCCAGCAGAACCTTTTAAAACAGCAACTGGGTTGTTGTCATTACTGTCTTCAATTAGTATATCCCCGTCCACTTCTAACTGAGCAGCCCCGCTGTTAAATTTACCTATCCCTACTTTACCTGTAGTAGAAAGATCAGCATCTTCAGTTATTACTATCGACTTTTCAGCTGCTCCAGCACCCGGTGTTCCGATGATTCTTAATACATCTGTATCCGCTGGTAAACCGTAATTACCTGCAGTACCTGTATTATAAGCATCAATAACAAACCCATCAGACTCAGTATTACTTGGCGTAGTGATGCCCGCTTTATTGATGTTTATTTGCCCGCCTTCTGTTGGCGAAGCTGGATCGTATATAACCAAAGAACTACCAACAGCAGCATTACTGGCAGTCAAAGCAAAGTCAGCATTAGTAG